GTGGTTCACTGTTGTCTCCCAGGGGCACAAAGTGAATCATGTAACTAGGAAAGATCAATAGATCTCTTTCAGTTGGTTCAAACTTGACATGATTATATGTCAAAATGTTTGGTTCTTTCACCCCTGGGTATTTTTCCCGTAAAATTGGTTCATCAAAAATTGTCGGAGATGAACCTTCAGGAGACTTGACATAATAAATTGCACTCAATCTGTGTGGCAGATGATGATGTTTCTCCTGATAATGTGTACCAGTGTAGATATTATACCAGGCAGAATCTAGTTTCAAGTCATGATCTGACTTGTAGATTTCTCTCTGATAGTTTCTAACAAAGTCTGTGGCTTTTTTCAGGAAGTGAACCGCAGATTCATTTTTGGTACAAAAATCAGGATCTCCAAATGAATTTTTGGGTGAGTTCTTACCACTCAACCACCCATCTTGGCCTCTACCATTAGATCTATTTGTAAGAATCTGTCTCCCAAGAAAATCATTCTCCTCCTCACTTAAAAAGTTAGATTCAACTCCTATTGCGATGGGGAAGAAATAATTTACTTGCATTTTCTACTCTTCAGTCTCTTATCTATCCATTTTTTTGCAGTTTCAACAGTTCTGCATTTCTTAAGTTGAACACAAGCACCACCATTCGGGCCCAGAACCATGTACTGAGAACTGCCACATATTGGCACAATGCCATACTCACCTTCAGGGCCATAATAACAACCTGGGTGAGTGTTGTCTAGAATACCTGGCATTGGAAACTTCTTCATAGAATCTTCTTTTGCAACAGTGAGGTTTGTGTTTCAAAATCCTGTTGGATTTGCAGTGGACGATGACCACCAATCATTTTTTTAATCAGTGAAGCTCTATCGGATTGTCCTCTGTGATAGGAAATCCATTCATCTAAACATTCATTCAATTCTCTCCAGAAAACTTCTGGATTTTCATCTTCAAGATACTCACAAACAGAATCATTCAATCGGTCTTTACGTTGTTCATTGTAAGTTTTCTTCCACTGTTCATCAGTTCTAAAGATAGGAGACTTGGTTACTTCTTCTGTCATGATACAAGAAAGTTACGTTCGTATTCTAATAGATCACTGGGAGCTTGTGTGATCTCATTATCGTCACATTCTACCGCACTTTTCCAGCGATGTCCTCTCTTCTCATACAATTTGATACCAAGATGTTTGTATTTCAAATTAGTTGGTACAAATACTTTATATGTGTCTCCCTTATTGTCAGTCAAGGCACTGAGTTTATCGTTCTCCTCTTTCGTCACCTTGATTGTAGTTCTTGACAGGAAGAACAACATCTCAAAGGTATCATAATCACCCAGATATTTGTCTGGGTTGTCCATAATCATTCGACAAATGAACTGGGGTGACAGACAATGATCGTCTGTACGTTGCGTTGGATTGTTGAGAGCTTCCTCACTGATTAGCCCAGTGTGGTTGTAACCAGAACAGAACACCAGATCGTAAAAGATTCGGGTGATTGGCCGATGGTTTGCAGGATCACTCCAGTTGTCAACATTTGCGCGGAGAGCATCAAAACAGACTTGAGAATAGGGTTTGAAGTCTTTCATCAGAGATAAAGAAAAGAACCGTAAGGATCGCAGGTCTCGGGATTGTCTGCAAGTTGAGTGATCAGATAACGAACACCTTTTGCAGGAGATTTCCAAGATGCGGGTTTGTAACACTCACCAGTTTTTTTATCAACGAACATGTAAGCAGAGTTACCGCGTTCGCGATTGCCATATGTGCTCAACCAGGTGATGAGTTTGATATATTTTCTTCCTTCTTCAATTTCGGTTTGATAGTAACACTGATGACCAGACTCGATTGCATCAACTTTCCATTGATTGTTCAGAACCTCAACAAGGGCTTCGGTCAGGAATTGGACTCGGGTCTGTTCGGTGGTGGTCATCGGTGTTCCTCTCAACATGGCCAATATAGTCTGCCAGGAGACCCCTGGCAGATCCTGTGGCCGGTTTATCGTTTGACCACCGACACTGCGGGTTCACCCTGTTCAAATACGGTATCAACGACCGCCTGCAACTTGCGGGAGGTACTGATACCCACACGATCATAAACAGGGACGACACAGAGACCAAAGGCCTTAGACTTGTCACCCAGACGAATCACACGACCGATAGATTGACTCAGGGAAATGTAATCCATGTTCCGCATGAAGATAACAGCCTCAAGACCCTTGACGTTGATACCTTCAGACAGAATAGAGTGGTGCAGAACAACAAACTTCTTCTCAGGATCAACACCCCAAGCATTCAACGTCTTGAAGAATTGTTCACGGGAGACTTTCTTACCGTCAATCACAGCTCCAGTCTTGGATGTGATATACATGCAAGAATAACCACGTTGAATGAGTTGAATCTGAAAGTCAGAGTGACTCATCAAACGGATGATTTGTTTGGTCGAACGAGCAGCAACCAGGATCTTGTCCACACTGTTCTCTTCAATACTCTCAATCAGATTCTGAGAATCAGTGAGTTGAAACTCGTGAGTGGGAAGATTCTTGACCACAACTTTAGGGGGCAGAATGTAACCTTGCTCAACCAGTTTAGGTGCAGGAACATTCGCAATCACCTGACCATAAACATAACCATCATTCATCCCAGGTTTGGAGATGGTGACAGAATGTTTGGGGGTGGCAGTGAAGAAGAACACACGACCAGCTTCGTAACTGAAGAACTCAGTCGCGGGGAAGAATTGACGACTCACACTGTTGTGGGCCTCATCAAAATAGATGTTGTCAACCTGAATGTCAGCTTCCTGAATACGATGCAGGGAGTGATATGTGGTGAAGATGATAACATTCTCACCAGCAGTGCGGGCAGTGTTGTTGAACAGGTGAATCTTCTCAGGGTTAGTGGTATGGAAGAACTCAACATCACCACTGTGAACGTGCATCACATGAGTGTAAGTTGTATCCATAATCTCCATAAACTCCTTGCAAAGTTGTTCTGCAAGAAGAATACGGGGAGCAACAACAACGGTTGTCATGCCGTTGTCAATATATTTGCAGTTCTCGATCACATCGTGGATCATACAGAGAGTCTTACCACCACCAGTGGGCACGATCACCTGACCTTTGTCATGCACGATCATCGCATCAACAACGTCCTGTTGGTGGGGGCGCAGAGTGTAGGGAGTGTGGGTCAAGTCATCTCCGTGTCAACATGGCCAATATACAAAAAAACGACCCTCTAGGCGAGGGCCGTGGACAGTTCTCAGACTGTCAGTTGGTGACGATAATCTTTAAGCCTTCGATACAAATCTGAGTAATCTGTACCTGGTGAGATCGCCTCTTGTTGTCTCTCAGAGTAATTAGAAAGCAACTCTAGAGATGTGATTAGTGCGTCAACTTCTTGTAAGGAAAGATTCATCGTTTTACAACTTTGAAGGACAGGTTGAGAGTTTGGCGGGTGCCTGATCCTTGAGGAATTGTACCATGGACCAACCAATTTGGAAACAGCAACATCATTCCTGGTTCAGGTTTGGTGTATTCTACACCATTACATTCATCTCTCCACACATGATAGAAATAACCATCATCACATTCATCAACTTCATTTGCAGAGAGATAAATGGTGGTGCTCAATACATCAACAGGAACATCCCGAGAGTGAGTGTGTGGAATGTGATAACTTCCCTTCTTACCAATAGCAGTCCATGCAATAGAAAACTCTAGATCAAATTTGTAGTCAAGGATTTCATTCTTCTCAATGATGTCTCTGACTTGAGCTTTAATGAAATCAACGTCATCTTCTTCAAGGACACCATCAAGAATATATTGTTTGAAGTTACCACGACATGTAGTATTTTCTTTCGATATATCTTTTAGGTCATTATCTTTGATGGCCTTGTTGATTCTTTTCCTCATTCCATCAGTGATTGATGGATGCAGAAATCTCTCTACAATCCAGTCTTCATCTCTAGGCATGAAGGTTTCTTCTTCACCCCTAAATTTTTTGATAAATGCAGCCATTTCATCGGCATTCATCTCTTCAGACATGCCGACAGTTTGAAGTTCACTCATGGGTCAATTCTAAAATTGTAATTGTTGGGATGTTTAGATGTATCTATATGATAACCAATACTAACACGATCTGAATCGGATCGATTTATATCTACATAATGAATTAAATGTGATCCAAAGAACACACCCTTATCAGAACGTGGAGGGATGTTGATGGCATTATGTTCTGCACATCCATAGAAATGAGTAGATAGACATGAATTTCTCATGGGATTCATGATCCACAAATCCCCAGATTCATGTTGATCTCCACTCAACCAAAATACACCACTCCATTGATCACCACTGTGATGATGCATATAGTTTCCAGCACCAGGTGGATTGATGTTGATAAAAAGCTTAGTTACCGCAGCATATATCGGAGTTTGTAGATTATATACTTTGATGTATTCAGCAAATCTCAACAGCAAAAGATACTTCAGAGGTTTGAAGTCTTCTACCTCTAAACAGTTCTTTTGCCACCCACCCTGATTACTACTTCCATCAGAATCTGGATCGAGTTCTTGTAACTTATAACAAGAACTCAGTAGTTTGTCAGAGAAACCAGGACCTTCAAATAATCCTATATGTTCACTAAACGAATGATATAACAAGGTTTATCAGTCAGGTCTGGTTGGCCAGGGGATAGTTCCACCTAAGATTTGTGCATCAGTGGTGTTATCTGGAAGATCTCTGAGTGCCTGTCTGTAGGTTGTCCACTCAGTTCTCTTTTCATCAGTAATTGGAAAGTCAGAAAGAACGTAACGATCACTCATAGTAAGAAGATTTTGTCTCCTGGCTAACATTGCATCACGACGATCTTCAGTCAGTTCTGTGTCGTTCTTTGAACGAACACTTGTACTTGTGTTATCCCAGACGTAATTAGCACTATTGGTAAGATTCTCAAAATCTTCTTTAGTGATTCTATGAACTGTATATTCACCAGCATCAGGGTCACCAGTAAGATCTGGCTCGTAACTGAGAATACTCATGGGTTCACCATCTCTGATGATTACATGAAAATCATCAAGTTCAAACCCTTCTTCGTTATACTGTGGCATGATACTCCTTTAAATTACTTGGCCCAAACGGCTGCCCAGTTGTTACTGGGTGTTTGTCTTTGTTCTTGAAGACGAGTGTAAACATTCACCCTGTTATTACCGTTCTCTACATTATAACGGCAATAAATGTTATCGTTTCCATCCACACCACCAGCAAAGAATCCTTCTCTTCTACTTGGGATAAACATCTTGAGATTACCGATGTTATATCCTGATGGAGGATTTACATTGGTGTTATCACCACTATTTGTTCCGTAACTTGCACGGAAATTAGTATCATATCGCGAAAGTTGTGCAGAACTAGTGTTCTGCCCATTAGCCCTACGATAATTGTCTGACCTAACTGTACTCATTGTGAATCAACACTAATGTTGCCTGGATTTATTTATATTATTTTCTCCAAATAGCCATCCAGTTGTTGCTAGGAGTGGATCTCTGTTCTTGGAGACGACAGAATACGTTCACTCTGTTATTACCATTCTCCACATTATAACGACAATAAATGTTATCGTTTCCATCCACACCACCAGCAAAGAATCCTTCCCTTCTACTAGGAATGAAACCAACAATGTTACCGATGTTGTATCCCGATGGAGGATTCACATTACTATTATTGCCACTGTTTGTACCATAAGTGGCACGAAAATTAGTATCGTAACGTGCTAATTGGGAAGAACTCGTGTTCTGACCGTTAGCCCTACGATAATTATCGGCCTTTAATGTACTCATCGTGCATCAACAATTACGCTGAATATATTTATAATAAAAAGAGGGGTTGACCCCCTCAGTATCACCAGAGTTCCTCTTCGTCGTCAACAGTTACAACGTGGACACTTTCTCCAGATCCAATGTCTAGCATTTTATCCCAGTTGAAATCAGTTGGATGACTATCATCCAAGATCTCAAGGTCAAGAACAACACGATACCGACGCTTTTGCATGAGTTGGTGGGTCATTGGTCTGGAAGTGATTACCTGACTAGTATATGTAGGTCAGTTTTCCTTGTCAAGGGCCCTCTGAGCAACATGTTCGGTGACAAGATTCATGAACTTCTCTTGAATTTGAGAGTTGATGTCATCTCCCATCACTAAACTCTGTGCTTCAACATGTTCAACAAAATAGAACACATCAGCAATGATCTCCATTGATTTTGTGTCTTCAACATCATTGAACTCATTGTATTTGTCAGTCAAATACTCTTTAATCTTGTCAAAGTCAGTCATACCTCGTCCTCAGGGTATCGTTGTGACCACATAGTCAGACTGTATTTTACACCACTTGTCAACTCTGTGCAGGCATGTCCATGAGTAACAGCTCCTGGGAAGAGAATACACTTACCCACAGGTACATCATTGTTAGTGAACTTCTGTCTTGGGAAGATAAGATCTGCACCCTCATAGTCATCGTTTAGTTTCACTGAACCAGTCACTAGTGATGCATCATTATGTAAGGCCAAACTCGTTTGTGTATCAAGAGCATACCTCATCACAAAAGCATCTCTCATTCCATACATCAACATGGGATTCCAGTGATACTCAATGATTGGATTCACTACCTTCTCCCAGTGGTCACACATAGCACTCCAAAGTTTCAATCTCTTCAGTCGAATCTCTTGTGCAGGGAACTTATCATAAGACAAACTACCCCAACCACCATGTTCATCTGCAATACGAATCATCTCCTCACACATTGATGGAGACATGTAATCAATCATGATGATGTCATCTTGAATGATGTTATAACTTTTGGTCTCAAGATATGTGACTGACATATCATCTTCATCAGTTATCTCACCACGGAGAGTGTAATAAAGACTGTCTAACTTTCGTTTAGCATCACCACTACCATTTCCATGATATGCACATGGGAAACACATGGTTGATGGATTATAGAGTCGTTTATCTTGTACTCTTACATCATAATCAGTACACTGGAAGACATAACATTCATGATCTAATTTGATGTCATATTCTCCACTCAGATATTTCTTCTGGAAGTAGAGTTGATCGTCTTCATAATCTTCTACTGGATCAGAGAATATCCTCTTGAGTTCATCTACACGACCAATGTATAAACCACTATTCAAATATCTGTATGGAGTATCACATTCAGGGAACTCCAAAGACTCATCAGGCCATAGGAATTGTTCTGCAGCAAATAGTACCTTACATTTGAACTCTAAGTATCTCCGTGTAATTTCTTCTAGATTTGACACAGTAAATGTATCATAACCATCCATGAACAATACAACATCATGGTCGGCCAACTTATCCAAATAACTGCGAAGTATATTGATCTTCTGTCCACCACCAGGACCAGACATGTCTGATCCATTCCAAGTTACATTATTGCCAACATTTCTGACTTTTAGATTGTAATCTTTAGCAGTTGCATAGAGTCTCCAGCACTGTTCATCATCACTACCAACAGTGAGAGCATAGGTTTTGAAATCTAAAAAGTATTTGTATCTGTCTGTGGGATCAACATCAGATGGAAATACATCTCTACCCACGGGAGTTACTACATTCTCCTTGAATCCACATGGATTCAAATCTTTCATTCTCAGTGGTAGATATTCATCAACTGGAATGATGTTCCTCTTGATGTTATCTTCTAACAGTTTAGATGCAGATTCGGGTGTAATAACATAAGCAAGTGTCCAATATGGATACTCTGGGACAACTAATTCATCGTTGATTGGTTTAGACTCGGCCATTTCAAGCCAACCAAGATAGATGAAATTATACTCGTCCGTAAGTTTTTCTATCTTTTCTATGTCAAACTCATCTGTGATGATTGCATCATCTTCTAAGATAAGGATGGGTTCATTCAAGTCAATACACTTTTTCCACAGAAGATAATGTGATAAAAAACAACCAACTTCACCCTGACTGATATGTGTTTTGTTGATTGGATCGATCCAGTTTTTATTGGTATCAAAACCATCACTAATCAGACTGGAATGTGTCAGTTTGGATCCATCAATGGCAATAAACTCTTCATACTTTACCTTCTGCCAATTTGCATTGTCAAATGCAATCAATCGGTCTTGTCTAGATCCAAGTGTAATGACGAATGTTTTCATTTCCAGTGAGGGCCCTCAAACCAACAAACAATACTGTTTCTTCTACCTTTTGTGACTGGAGTAACCCAGTGTGGTGTCCAAGAAGGAAACCAAATTACCGTACCAATATCTTTATGATCGGTGAGTGATTCTCCTTGAACTTCTAGTCCAAGATCGCCACCACTATATGTATCTTTGTCCGTCAACTGTAAAACTACGGACAATTTTCTCTGTTTCTCGGGGTTATCTAACCAGAATACATCATGATGTCGTTTATATTCACCTTTGTAAACTTCATCATACTCAGTGAGTTGCATGTATCGAAGACGATCTATGTGAAACCCGAAAAATTGTTCGTTTGCAGTAACTGTGAGTTTCCACATCTTATCGAAAACATCATCAAAGATGTCTCGATTCATCCATCTTACCTTACTTCTTCGGTAAGACTTATCGACAATTTTATCTTCCCGACTCTCTGGACCAAGTTCTGCCTCTTGATATGTAAGTTTCTCTCCTCTTTTAATAATATCGGCACACTCTTCTGGAGTAAAAGCATTCTTCCAGATGGCCCATTCACCTTTCATCACTGACTACCATTCAACAAACTTGGCATATCACAGTCAATCCATCCAGTAAAAATGGCTTTCTGCGAAGTATATGATACCTGACTTCTGTGTACAAAGCAAAAGTTTGCAGGAAAAAATAATACTTTACCCTTCTCAGCTTTGCATGTGTAATCATAATCTCTGAACTCTGTACCACCATCAGGTACATCATTCAAGTACAGAATGAATACAAACATTCTGTGTATTTTTTGACCTATAGCATCTACATGCCAAACTTTATAACCTTCTCCTGGTTCATAAAGTTGAAAGTGTGGAAAATTATATGAAAATAAATCACCCCTAAAATATAGATCAATATCGTTAAAGTATTGGGGTTTAATTCTATTATTTAAATCATTATAAATTACATCCAAGCCAATCTCACTTGGCCCCTTTGGATATAGTTCAGCAAAGTCGGAAAATTCCATATCCCAACTTTGTTTGATACTAGAGGTGTCATAATCTTCTGGAGCATCTGGAGTATAGGTTTTTCCAGGATACCCATATCCATTCTTTTTTAAATTTAAAAGTGCATTAAAAATCGTGTCGCAGTGAGAAGGTTCTGCGACACGGTACTCACGAATAAAGTGCATTATGCGTCTACAGCGTCACTAAAATAATCAGTAGTCTTGAGATAAGCATAAACCTGTGCGGTTACATCACCATCTTCAATGAAACATCTGAATCGCTTAGAATCATTTGTTTCATCATTCATACCAAGACGACCAATGATATTTCCACCCCAAGTTCCTCTAACTGTATCGTTAGCATACACTGCAATGGAGATCCAGGCAACCCTTCCTGCTTTAAAGTTTACAAGAGGTTCTCCTTTTTCAACACGTTGTTCATCAGTCAGATCCATCCCAGGATAGGGAAAATCTGTCATTCTCTTCTCAACGCGAATATCATCAACGATGAAATAGGCGTTAGGCACGGTAACACCCGTGCCTGGAATCTCATAGTCTTTACTCAGGGCCATGCTGGTTCTCCAGGGTTTCGATTCTCTCCTTCAAGTTATTTATGATCACGTTTTGTTCCTTCACAGCTTCAACTAAGTGAGCGGTAAGGTTCTCATATGATACACCATAATACTCAGTTGTGGTATCTGGTCCTGCACCATTGAGTTTCACAACTCTTGGTTCAACCTCTAACATCTCCTGAGCAATGAATCCAATCTTTTCACCAGATTCTTTTTCTGCCTGGGCTTGCCATTCAAATGACACACCACGCATTTTCAGAACTTTATCAAGAGAACCTTCAAGAGGTTTGATGTTCTCTTTCAGTCTACGGTCAGAAACAACAGTAACATCACCTCTTACATAGAGACCATCACTCTGTGATCTGAATCTCCAATCACCATTCCAGTAGACATATGAATAACTATTTCGTTCTGCATAGAACATCCACTCATTATCTTGGTCATTGTATTGTCCACCTGTGGCATCATTAGCGAACATGAAGACCGCTCTGTTATCTACAGAGTAACCTTCCCATCCACCACTACCGCCACCAGTAGTTCTAATGGTTCCATAGTTACCACCAGAAACAAGAAGACCCCGACTACTGTTCACATAAAGTCCAGAATCAGCACGAATTCTTTCTGGTGTATAGACACCATTACCAAATTCGTTCTGGTTGTTGAGTCTTAAGTAACCATCATTATAATCAGCGGTAACAGCCGTTCTGTTGTTGAACGACATACCTCTGTTGTCATTAGAGGTGTTAGAAGAGAAGTTCAGAACATCATTACCACTACCAGTAATTGTTACTGATGGAGTGTTGTTAGGTCCTGGTTCACCCTTTTGACCCTTAGGACCAGTGGGACCCTGAGCACCCTTCTGACCTTTCTGTCCAGTAGGACCTGTTGGACCCGTGGGGCCAGTGGGACCTGTTGGACCAGTGGCTCCTTGTTGACCCTTCTGACCCTTAGGACCTTGAGCACCCTTAGGACCAGTAGGTCCTGGTTCACCCTTCTGACCCTTAGGTCCAGTAGGGCCGGTAGGGCCAACCGCACCCTTCTGACCCTTGGGACCTTGAGCACCCTGAGCACCTTTCTCACCCTTCTGGCCTTTCTGACCATCAACACCAGCAGGACCCTGAGGACCAGTAGGACCAACTACACCCTGTTCACCCTTCTGACCTTTCTGACCCTGAGGACCTTGGGGACCAAGTTCACCTTTCTGACCCTTGATACCCTGTACGCCCTGTTCACCCTTTTGGCCCTTGGTTCCGTCAACACCCTTCTCACCTTTCTGTCCTTTCTCACCTTTAGGACCTTGGAGTGCAGCAATCGCAATCGATTCCCACTTAACACCACTTGCATCACCGATCAGAACAGATGTTGCAGCACCAACCTGACCAAAGTTGTCTTTCAGATAAGAATCAAGTTCTAAAGTACCACCAACTGTTGTAGCACCACCAACTTGAACGGAATCAGCAAATAGAGTTCCATTCACCGTAGCACCAAAACCAGTGGTTTCAAGTCTCTTGGTGTTGTCATAGTAGAGTTCTACTGCACCATCATCATTAAATTTAGCGTGAACCTCTGACTGATGTCTTATTTCGATTGGGTGGAAACGTCCATCAATTATACTTACACTTCCATTGTGAGAAATTTGTAAGTCATCACTATCTCCTATCTTAAGTAAGTCATTATCACCCATCAAGAGATCACTTTGAAGGGTCAAACTACCTTGAATGTTTGCCGTTCCATCAACATCAAGTGTATCAGACTGAAGTTCGCCAGTAATGTCTACACCGTCTGATTTGGTTTCAAGTTTCTTGACGTTACTGTAGTAAAGGTTTACTGCTCCTCCAGATGTTCCATTTAAAATATCCTGGTCTCCTGGATTTCTTACCAGGAATTGAGAAGACTTAACAATTAACTGACCAGTTCCAGTTTCGTCAATGTAAGAGTTACTTCCATCATGATAAATTTGTAAGTCATTACCACTACCAATCAGGAGTTTAACATTGTCATTGAAGTTGAGACTATCTTCAAATGTGGAAATACCACTGACACTTAAAGATCCAGTAGTAAATGAAGTACCAACAATTACTCTCTGAGTAGAGATACCAGTTACATTCAGGTTAGTGAATGTTGGGAAGTTGGTGAGATCAAGAGCACCTTCTCCATTGACATTCAGACCACTTGTGGCCTCTGGAGGAACTTTAACAACACCAGTAAAGTCTGTTCCAGCAACACCTATAGTATTGGATGTAACAACACCAGTGATTCTACCGTATTGATCAATACTTATAGACTGTACGAATACAGTAGCACCAGTTGATACAGTGCTCTGTGTCGGATTCAGTGCGGTGAGGTTGATGCTATCGGGGTTGACTGTGATTGCATTAGAATCAGCAGTTACAACATCAATAGTGTTAGCAGTCTTAGTAAGACCATCACCAGCATCTACCTGACCAGGTGCAGTAAACTGTGTATATTCAATCGCAGATGTACCAATCGCAACTGGTTCTCTTGTCAGCTGAACGAAACCGTTACCATTGTTTCTTGTACCTTCCAGTACGAACGCGAACGCACCAGCGACGACTTCATCTGGTTCATCATAATCATTTGTTCTTTGAAGTTCCCAAGATGTTGATCCACTACCAACTCTAGTAACTTCATAGAAACCATTTTGAAGTGTGTCACCAATACCAGTTGAACCCTGGTCTTTAATCAGAACACGGTTTTGAAGTGAAAGATTAACACCATCAATTACCAGTGCTCCATTTACACTAGGGAACAACTTAGCACCAACACCAGAAAGACCATTCGTATATGTTACACCACTCAACGCAGCAGTAGTTGCAGCAGATACGGCGGCCTTAATAACGATACCTGCCTGAATAGCGTCAACATATGACTTAGGAACGTATTCTAAGGCATCAAGAGGAATGTTGGTGGTTGTAAATGTTCTTTCGGTGTACCAATTTCCATGAACAGTACCATCTCCACCGATGGTTACCTGTCTCTGTGGATTCGTACTTCCGATACCAACAAAATTGGTACTGTCAAGAAAGACAAAACCAGTTGCACCACCGAGAGTACCACCGTTATTGTATTGAACTTGACCATCTAAACCATTTGCAGTGTCAAGTTGTCCGATGGTAATTGTAGCACCAACACCACTTGCGGTAGCAGTTACACCTGGGCCAGCTAAGTTGACATCAACAACAGATCCAGCAGTACCAACAACACCACCTTCATCTCTAATTGTAATACCACCAGCGGCAGCATTAACCCAGTTCAGACCTGTTCCTGTAGATTGCAGAACCTGGCCAGGCGCACCCAATTCTCCATCATTATCACGAAGACCACCATAGGCCTGAATGTTTGATCGGAAAGTAGTAACACCAGCAATCGTAGCACCACCACTGACAACAATACGATCATCAACCGTGAGATCGGTAACAACACCAGTTACTGCACGAAGAGTACCAGTATCTACCAGTGTGGCATCAATATCAAGAGTACCTGATGTAGATGTAAGAGTGGTAAGAGTTAATGTAGTAAATGTTGCAGCCGTACCAACAGTGTCTGTTGGAGTGAGTCTAGTTACATTTAAGTCTGTGAAAGTACCAGCTGTACCAACAGTATCAGTTGGAGTTAATCTATCAACAACGGCCGTGGTGAATGAAGCACCAGTACCAACAGTATCAGTTGGAGCCAGTCTTGTTACCGTTGCATCAGTTACTACAGCAGTAGTAAAGGTAGCACCAGTACCTACAGTATCTGTAGGAGCAAGTCTGGTAATAGTTACGTCTGTAAATGTAGCAGCAGTACCAACTGTATCTGTTGGAACAAGTCTATTTACAGCTAGATCCGTAAATGTACCCGCAGTTCCTACAGTGTCAGTAACTGTGAGACTGGTGATGGTTGAGATCGTTCCAACCAGAGTCGTAAATGTAGCACCAGTACCAACAGTGTCGGTAACACCTAATCGGGTAACTGTGACATCCGTAGATGTCAGATTAGTGATGGTACTTGCAGTACCAATTTGATCTGTTGTGGTAATTGTGGTAACAACACCAGCAACAGCATATAAATTACTTCCTGCGTCAACAGTCTCGGCGTTGACTGTTGTGATAATACCTGTAGTGGCCGTTACAATGCCAGTTGCATTGATACCAGTTACAGTCGGGGTGTCACTAATACCTCTGGTCCCATCCGTCTGTGTAGTAATGACGGAGTTGTCAGCAGAAGCTAAACCCAAATTAGGTTCAGCATCCTCCAGTCCTAGGAATGTGGTTCTGTCTGTGGCTGCCGCACCAGGACCATTGACAGGTACGCGACCAGAAATAAACTTAGGCATTTTTATTACTGTTTGGCGGTTTCGAGAATGTTCAGAACAACTTCAATAGAACCGGCTTGGGTTCCACTAATACGGAACTCATCATCAGTTTCAAGAATCAACTTACCATCCAACATTGACAGAGTGTCATGTGCTGGAATCTTGATACCATTAACGATTGCAATTTCACCATAGGAATCACTACCAACTGTAGCTCTATAGTGAGAAGCAGTTACGGTATGAATACCAGTGCCGACGTTTGCGGCATAAGCACCCAGGATGATGGATGCGACGTTGGCGGGAGCGGTGTAGATACCAACTGTGCTGGTAGTTACTTCAAACCGTACCGCCCTGAATACGTTTAACGGAGTAATCGCCATTTCTTAGTCTTCCAGTGCGATGATTAGAGGTGTTACTGTATTTAACAGACTTTGGTTGAAGGCTCTACCAGAGATAGTACCTGTAACCTGGTTAATGTTTACATCATTACCAATTCTGAAGTTACCTGATTGGTCGGTAGAGGTGTAAACCACGATACCACCATCTCGGTTGACAACTTCAGCAGACTGAATACCAACACCACCCAGTCTAGGACGAGATCCAGCAACATCACCACCAGATCCAATCCACTCAAAGGAGTGAGAAGATGCAAGAACCAAACTTACCTGTTGGAAGTAAGCAGTTGTTCCAACACCAATCGCATTATTAAGTACCTGGTCAAATACAACGGTAGAAATACCAGTGAATTGATCCAGTGGAGTGGCACTCTCAACTGTATAGTAGAGAGGTATCATTCCAGTAGTTGTTCCAGCAGAAACTGTTGGAGAACCACCAGTCAAGGTGATTGTGGGATTGTTAATATATTGTGAACCATTGTTAGTAACTGTAATCTCTTTGATCTTACCGTTCTCTACCGTGGCCTCAGCAGTTGCTGTGGTTCCGTTTGGACCTTCGGGATCAGATACAGTGACTGTTGGTGTTGATTGATAGCCGTTACCAGGACTGGTAACATCAATCTTATCTAACTGTTTGTATAGAGTTTCAAGATAAACAACCTGTCCATCATAAGGACGGTTGGCATACTCTTTTGCAGTTGCAGCTCTTCTTGCGGTTCCACCACTTACATAGGTATGTGCAATAGTCGATACACCAATAGGAATGGTGAATGTCGTACTGGTTACACCTGTGATTGGGAATACAGATCCGAATGGTGAACTACCATCTGGGAAGATTGTAGTTGTAATACCAGAACCACCAGAACAAGAGAACTCAATGTCTGCAAGTTTTACATGGTCCTTAGCGGCCATGAAGTGAGGTTTGCTGGTTGTTACTGTACCAATACCAGCAGATTCATCATAAACAAATCCAGTGACAGTTCGGATTCCAGCATTAACGAATGTATGTCTAATACTAGAAATACCAGCATAGATGTTGAAGTTAGTTGAGTCCTCAACACCTCTTACATCAAAGACGAATCCTTGATTACCAGGGGCTTGATTTGGATCTGGGAAAATATCGGTATTAACACCTGTACGGACGAATCCAGTTCCCGCAGTATATGTGTGTTCGATGTTAGATCCACCAACATTTGCAGTAAATGCCGTGTCACTAACCTTGGTGTCAACCTTGAACATATAACCCTGAGTTCCATCAGGGAAACGTGTTGTAGTAACACCAGAACCACCAGGACAGGTGAAGAACAAACCATCTAACTTAAAGTTATTACCTGCAACCAGGCCGTGGTTTGACAGTGTATAGATTGTAGAAATACCAGTAGTTGCATCATAGAAGAAACTATTGATACCTACAGTCTGACCATATCCCGTAGGACAAGTCATTCCGATACCCTGTAACGAAACACCATAACCAACAGAAAGTCCGTGGGCCTCAGCAGTTGTTACAGTTGAATATCCAGTAGCTTGGTCATAAACAAAATCTGTGATTTCAAGTCCCTTGACACCACCCAGTTTGATCTGGACACGATCACTCGAAATACCAGAAGCAGTGGTAGTAATACCAAGATATTGAACGGGACTTACACTATCCGCAATCAGACCAAACTCACCGAACGAAGAGTTGGAGTTTGTAATGTCACACTGGCCACCAGATCCACAGAAGATACTGGTTCCAGAGTTGATAGTAAAGATAGAAACCAACTGAGCATAAGCTTTGTTGGTGATCGAAACACCGATACCATTCAGGTTATATTGTGTGTAGGAGTCAACAACCATTGAGCCGTTGACACCGTTGTTACCCATTCTCAAGTTACCATCAATTCTCATTCCAATACTATTTGGAATGAAATTGGTACAGTTACGAATATATGGTGACTGGGTTACAACACCAACATTTACTGGATCAAAGGAAATTACAGCACCTGTGCTTGCGGCACCAGTGAAACTAAAGTTGGAGAAGTGTACACCATTGTTGACATGAAAAAAGTCCTGGTTCACAGTCTGTGGAACCAAGACAGTACCTCTTAAATCTTCTCCGTTCAACGAAACACCTGCGGGTACAACCACAGGGTTTTGTTCTACATATGTTCCTGCAGCGACTTCTACAGTGTCTCCAGCAGTTGCAATACCAAGAGCAGCTTTTACAGTTTTCTTGGCCTTGTAGGGATGACTACCATCATTATTGGAATCATCCCCCTGTGGAGAAACATAGATGAATTTACCAGACGTTAAAGCAGCACCTGCACGAATGTTGAGGATTCTACCCCCTTCTTCCTGCATCCATACAACACCATCTCTGGTGTTGATAGCGATTTCGCCGATCGGCAGTTGAGCCGAAGTCGGGGATTTTCCAGTTACGGAAGATCTCTTAAAACGGATATTTGATGCCATTTGGCTCTAACGATGGTATCTACCTAGTCGCCGATATAAATCGGTCTGATCTATTTAGACAACTCGTCAACCTTGGCCTTAAGTGCGTCGATCTGAGTTTGTTGTTCCTTAACAGCCTCAATCAGAATAGAAACCATGTTCTGATAACCAACACCCTTGTATCCATCTTCATTAGTGTTTACCAGTTCGGGAAGAACTTTTTCAACTTCTTGTGCAATCAAACCATAGGTTCTGTCTCCAGAATCTTTCCACTCATAAGTTACACCACGGAGTTGTTGTACCTTTTCAATTGGATTCTCGATAGTTTGGATGTTATCCTTCCATCTCTCGTCAGAACCAACAATCAGGATATTGGTATCGGCGTTATATGTAAGTCCGCCGTCAATCCTGACCGTCTTGTTTCCAGTACCACTATTTGCAGTAAACAACAGATACTGTGTACCAGCTGCGTTGGTTGCAGAGGCAGCAATCTGATTTGCAACGTCAGCAGTACCTTCAAACTCAGGGCAATCAACCTTACCAGGAACATTCAGTTCATTTGTACTTGGGTTATAAGTGAAGTTACTACCACTGTCAATTCTCAGTCTTTCAGATACACTGTTACCATCACTGAAGACAACTTCAAAATCAGTATTGCTAGAGCTGGTATCAACTCGAACATTAGTTGCATCGTCAGCAGTACCTTCAAGATCGGCACTAATTATACCTGCACTGAAGTTACCAGACGAGTCACGAGCAACAATAGTGTCTCCATTGTTGGAATTCGTTGCAGTGGTTGCACTGTTAGGAATGTTGGTCAGTGATGCACCAGAACCATTGAATGTTCCAGCCGACAGAGTGTTGGTTGATGGATTATAAGTGAATTGAGAAGCAGAACCACTATCAATGAACTGACGGTTATAACCCGTGTTACCTGCGGTACTAAACGTAACCTGATAGTTTACGTTATCATTCTTACCATCGATATTGATGTTATCAGCGTTGTCAATACTACCAGAGATTGAACCAGTGATTGTAACACCAGTGTTTGTGGTTTCAAATTTCTTGGAACCATTGTAGTAGAGTTCTACTCCAGCATCATCATTAACAACAATGCTGTCTTCGTTTGCCTTAGCCTGAATGTAAATATTGCTACCATCATCATTGTCTACATTGTTACGAATGTAGAGATGTCCAGTATTATTATCAATAGCGGACTGAGTTCCATTATGATAAACCTCAAGGTCCAGACCAGTACCAAGGAACAGTTTTTTACCGTTTGATACGGTGGCATCTTCGATTATTAGTCCTCGTGCAGTGGTGACACCAGAGAAGTTTGCATCATTTTGAACATCAAGTCGATCAGTAATAGTACCAACACCGATTGTAGCCTCACTAAAGACAATCGTAGCAAATGTTGTTTGACCAGAGAAAGTACAAACGCCAGCACAAACAAACGCATCAGCAACGATAGTACCACGAACATCAATACCATCTTGGGCACCAATTCTATCAGCACCAGTAGATCCAACACCAACAGTACCCAAACTCAGTTTGGTCTCATCATCTTCAGTAGAAATAAGGCCAAATCTCTTCCATCCCTGGTTAGTGAATACCCAACCCAGATACTGTCCAAAGTTTGGACTTGAGTTGAAGGTTAGATCACCAAGAGTTCCAGTTCCAGTTGGTTTTGTTGGAGAGAATGTAAGAGTTCTATTTTCAGTCAGACCACCGTTGATGTCAATCTGAACAAACTCAGCACCATCAGTAGAGGTAGATGTCAGTTTTTCAGTAACAGTTGTTGGTGCGTTGAATCTGACAGTTGTGTTGTTCAGACCATCAACACTCAGACCCTCACGGACAGTTACACTATCAAAGATAGCATCAAGTCTACTTCCTGCACCAGCAGCACCCTCAGCAGCACCAACAGTTTGTGGAACTGGAATGTTGAATGTGGTCTCAGTACCATCCTGAGAGTTGATAACTTTGTTACCAATGTAGAAGTCACCAGCATCATTCATACCAGTGTAAACTACCGCACCACCGTTAGGTGTTTGAGACTGAGACAGGAACTGTTCTTCTTTGGAGAGAACTCTACTCTGTTTCTGAGGCAGACCAGTGGAGTAGTTACCAGGCCCGAAACCAAGATATTCAAAGGTGTGACCAGATGCACGAAGAATAGAGTGTCTTCTCTTCTCAGTTGCAATGATCTTGATCTTCTTGACCATCGAACTTGCATCGTGAGAAGCAGAACGAGATCCCATCTGGCCTCTCAAGACCGTAGCAGCATTCGCAGAGAAGTCAGAAGCAATACGAATAATCTCACCATCAATCTGTACATAGTCACCCTTATGGAAACCAGCACTATCAGAAAGAGTTAATGTTGTAGTTGTAGTATTGATCGAAGCGGCACTCATCGATGTCTGAATACCTGTTCTCAGAGGAGCATGTCTCTGAGCAATTCTCTCATTACCAGGCTCAGTCAGACCACCACGAGCATCATAGTTGATAGGAATGACACTACCACCCGCAGTATATGTTGCAGGAGTATATTTCTCATTGAACTTGAAACTAAACTGAGTTGTACTCAGTCTCTCTTTAACAATTGTTTCATAGTTATAGATGGTTTGTGCAACACCAACAATCTTGAATGGGTTGTTAACATTAAGTCCGTGTGGACCAGCAGTTGTTACGGTTACAATTCCAGTTGCAGCACTACTGTAAACAACATTAGTGATGTCGGGAACAGGGCCTGCATACAGTACAAAACCAGTTTGCATACCGACCGTGTTTACATCATAATGACCAGGCCAGAATCCATTATCATAACTGATTGTAGTTGGAGTAACTGCGGTAACAGTATGAATACCATTGTATCCACTTCTGTAACGTGCAATCGAAGTACCAACACCAACAACTTCAATAGCATCACCGATGTTATTAGATGTCTTGTTGACAGTCAGTGTACCAACAATGTGGTTAGGATTAGTCTGAACACCAACAACTCTCAGTACATCATTGACTGCATATGCAGAACCACCATCAACAATGGTTACATCAGTAATACCACCATTGGCATCAATGTCAATGTTTACGGTTGCACCATCTCCAGTTCCAGCACCAGAATACTGTAGAGTTGCATTATACAGAGTGGTGGAAATACCAGTACCATAGTTGAAACCACTGGAACCGATACCAACAGAAGTAATCTGATTCAGGTTATGTTCACGATCCAGATAGATTGTAGAAATACCTTGTGTAGAACCCTGAGCAAAAGTAACAGCAATACCAGCACCAATGCTGTTCAGGTATCTATTAGTAAATTCTCTAGTAATACTGTACTGAAGATTGTTTGTTACAACCTTACCAATTGGATTTGCAAGTGCAAAACTTGCAGATGGAGCAGGGTTCATCAAGAAGTTATCTGCATCAAACTGTGGATACAGATTCTCGATTTGTTGGTTGAATTTCTCACTACCAAACTCGTTGACAGTTGGAGAAATACTACCATCAATACAGATCAGGTGATAAACACCATCTTGTTTGTTGAACTCATGTTCCTTCAGAGTTTCAATTCTGTAAACAAGATACGTGGCCTTTGAAGTCTCTTTAGAGAACGTAGGCAGACTGGCGTTTCTTGTGGAAACATTAGTGATGAAAGATCCAGGATCATTAGAGAAGTTGACTTCAAATCCCTTAGAACTTGTAACACCGACAACACTTCTTCTGATGTTATATCCAGTGTTTGCGGCACCAACAGTATTACCAGAACTCTTGATATTTCTAAGAAGAACTCTATCACCGACCATCAGATCGTGTGGTTTCTCCGAAACAATGGTGGTAACACCACTGTTGGAGTCTCTATCAACACTCTTCAGAATACGGAGGTTTCTGAGAACAGTTGCATTAGGAATCGTGTCAGTGAAATCACTTGCGGTTGTTACACCAACAGTGCTAGATTCCTGCAGGATATATCCAGGGATAGGTGCTCTTGCTTCTTGTTCTTCCTTAGGAATGACATAACGCAGTTTATAGAGTCTGTCATTCAGAGATCTAGTGTCTTCTCTTCTTTCAAAGAAGGCCTTATTCGTTCTAGGTCCGATAGACAGTTGATTGTCAACAATTCCCTGATAAATTGTGTTCTCAGTAGGATCGATAGAACAACGTACAAACCAGTTGTTGTTATTAGTATCATATTGAACAGGGTGACCAAAATCACCAGGCAGTTTGTCGGTAACTCTGGAGTTGATTCTCAGTCTACCACCTTTGTTATTTGCGATGGTTAAGAAGTTACCAGATCCACCAAGAATAGCTTCGTTTTCTGTTCTAGCCAGTTTGATCTGGTCAGCATTCAGAGTTTCATTCTGAGAATCATTGGTGACTGCATAGTAAATGGTATTACTATCAAGGCCATCAGGTAGAGAACCATCATCAGAAATGACACGAACACTTTCACCAGCAAACAGTTGGTGATTTTGTTCCAGAGTAAATACACTACTTGTGATGCTATTTGCAGCACCAACAAATCCAACAGTGTATTCCTTCAGTGCAGTAGGTCCTTCAGTACCATCAGAGTTCAACATTCTGATTGGTGCGGAGAAGGTTCCGACACCAGCAAGAGATACCTTCAGAAGATCAGGTTCTGTGCAGAGTTGATTCTGACTAAAGGTTCTTCTCGCACCAATGCGGAAACCTTCAATGACAGTACCAGGTGGAACATCAGGATCAGTAAATCCATCCAGGAAGATTTTAGCAGTTGTTCCAACACCAACAGGAGATGTTGTCAGGCCAACATTCAGTGCAACCCACTCAACAGACTTGTTGTCCTTAGCTTGTCTTTCAGGTGGAATGATGTGAGTGATATAACCTTTGTTGTCTCTTGTGAAAGCTTCGTCTTGGAAACCTTTTGCAGCAAGAGCTTTTGCACCAAAGTTAGAGTTAGAGTTGGTGATTGATTGGTCACCACCAGACTCTGCAACGAAGTGTTGTGCGTAACCGATAGCGAAGACGGATACGATCTGAAGAACAGACTTATTAGAACACTTAACGTGAAAGTTCTCGTAAGAAGGTCTGTATACGGCGTTTGTATTCAGATAGAGTGGTTTTTCACTCTCTGCAACAGTTGCATTGGTATCGTATCTGTTCGTACTTTCATTGTAGAGCAAGAAAGCATTGTTGTCTTTCTGAAGACCAACACCAGTATATTGTGCAACAACCATGGACTTAAAGCCTGTGGCCTTAGATCCATCGGCGTGCATACCGCACATACCGAATACAGAACGGAGAGAACAGTTGAAGATGTATGGAGATGCACCCGATACAGTATCAGTATCAGCGACAACTTTCTCATCACCATCCAGAGTTGGCAGACCATCCAGAGGTGGAGAACTAGTTCTATAGGTAAAGATTCTATCAGAAGATACACCAGTAACTTGGAAGTTACCGTTATAGATCAGTGGATATGTATTAACACCAGAGATTCTAAATTGACTGTCAACAACCAGTTTATGTGGAACTTCACAATCAACTGTAATTGTTGTGGAAGTGTTTGTCTTAGAACCTGCACCAGCACGCATACTGGTGATACCTACATCATCAGCAATAACTGGTCCAACAATTTCAAATTCAGGCAGTTTAGGCTGCATGTCCCTGGTTGCAGGGAAATCGCCGATTGCACGACCAGAACTATCACCATAGGCCTTTTGAACCTTGTGATAATACATGTCAAGGTCAGTTGTACTGGTAGAAGTACCAATACCAACTCCATTCACACCATCTGCATATTCAAATACAGTCAGTTTGTGGTGAGAATATCTTGGGCTATATCTGTCGGATGTGTAGTCTCTATAAACAGAACTCTTAGGATCACCATCAAAAATAGTGAACTGCCAGAAATAACATCCACCAGTGATACGGAAGATTGCAGATCTCAGGATCGCATCATCGGTTGGATCAGGTACAAACTTTGGTCTAATGTTAGTCTTACGAAGATCCAGACCAACAATAGAGACACCACGGGGCACAATGGCACCACCCTCTACAGAGTTGTACTTGTAGAGATCGTTATCACTATCATCAAGATTATAATTACTCTCATCTGTCAGTTGATTCAGGTCACGAATTACACCATTTCTATCACGAAATCTTGCTTGACCGTTATCATTGATTACGTTATAACCTGGTCGGTTATCAATTTCATGAGTACCAGGGTATAACAGAATTGTTGTTCTGTTGAATTTATCGTTATTCTGTCCGATTTGATAGGAGAATCTAGCAGCCTCTAGCAGAGCCCTTTGAATCGTTTTAAAAGGCTTTGTCAGAGAATTACCCTGGTTCTCGATACTATCCGTCGCGTCCAGATCGGTGGGGTTAACATAAAGAATGTTACCTTCAACGTTCTTAAGGAAATTCTCTAGTCTACTTAAAGGCATTTCGCTATCCTGCGGATTACAAGATTTCTTCTCCTTATATTTAGACAATCATAATATGACGGTTAGGTAGATTTGTGTCCACAAAACACGGATATGCAGAAACGACCATGACCTTTACTTGCCAGTTCATCAGATATGATTACTGGTTTGACTTCATGCATATAACATGAAGGAAAAGCGATGAATCTGTTGTTTTTTGGTTGGAATGGAATCACATGTTGTGGATTATCTCTCTGAGTTCCGTTGTAGAGATACAACTCCCCACCAGTGAATTTTCTAGGTTTGATATCAAACCAATACAGGCCAGTAATGAATGATCCATCATAGTGTGGTTTAT